CCCGCTGCTGCATGATCCAAACAACTGCGATGATGCACAGCACCAGCACGAGGATAGACCCCATAATTCTGTCTTCATTTTTCATGTTGTTGCTCTCCGTAAAGGAGCGCGGCTGTTACACCGCGCCCCGTTGTTACGCCTGTGCCTCGACGTGTTTAAGCACCTGAGCGGTGTGAGCGAGGTTCAGTGCAGCTTGTGCAAAGCGCATCGCATCTTCGGATTTAATCGCCGACTTACTCTTATCGGCCATTGCTTTTACTGCGGCTTTTACTGCGTCTTCATTTTTCATACGGTTCTACCTCGTAGTGGTTAATGGTTTTCTGCCAGATAAACCGCTGGCAGACCCGGTTTAAAGCTTAGACTCCATCTCAATCAGCAGGTCAATGTAGTGTCGTGCCTTTTTCAAGTCTTCCAGACCACCCTTTTCACGCCAGCGGCACAGGTACTTGATCGCGCAGCCCTCGATGTAGGGAATCTTGTTCTTGTGGATGAACTCCACAGGTTGGATGGCGTAGCTTTTATAGTGCCCACCACCGATCTGCACGTCGAGGGCGCTACTGGTTTGAGTGTTAGTTGGTAGCTCTACGAGCATGGCTTGGCGGGGAATGGTCAGTGCTACTCGTTCCCAAGGCCCACCATCCCTACTACAGAGCCAAAATATATCCTTGTCAAACTTATACCAGTAATTCTTAACGGGGTTCCCGTCCCCCGCGCACCAGTGCGTCGCACCCTCGGGCTCGGGCATGTTGCTGCAATCAATCGTTGTCGTCATCATCGTCTTCATCCCCTACGTAGTCCGGATCTTGTGGGTGCCAGTGTTCGATCCGCTGGCGGGTTATGCGCCGCATCAAGCTGCGCTCCAGTTTCAAATCTGCTTCGTCGTAGTCGTAGTCATCCACGTCGCGCTCTCCTCGTCACTGCCGCCTGTGCCAGCGCAGCATCAAATTGTTGTGGGTTGTTCCGGTGCCACAGGTTTATTAAGCTGACTGACACACCTGCAAGGCGGGCAAACTCCTTACAGCTTCGCAGTCCCACTCGCTTGCAGTGTACTGCTGCGCTTAGGCGCTCAGTGCAGGTCATGGTCGCTCTCCTCATCGATAAAGGGTGCACCCTCAACCATGAGCCGTGCGATGTCTTCTATCGGCACTCGGTACAGCGCACAGACGGCGGCCAGAGCCGAGGACAGCGCACCGATAATAATGATGCCGTTGTAGCCGAACTCCTTCTTGTTCGTTTCAGACCACGCGTCGAGCGTGGTTCCTATGATGTGCAGCAGCTTGCGCTGGTCGGACTGATGCTCATCCATTGATCGGTGTTTCTTGCTCATTGCGCCTCTCCCGTGGTCTGTGGCAGCTCCAGCGCAGGGCAGTACTGCGCCGTGCTGTTGTAATCCGGCCAACCAAACTCACCATTGGACTTAAGATAGATACCCACCATCTCGCAGTGGATGACCTGAGCATCGTCTAGCCGCTGCGTTGTCTTGTCTTGTAAAACAAAGATGGCTCCCAGAGCCGTGCAGAACACTACCAAAAAGATCCAGTCTTCGCGTTTCATTTGACTCTCCGAAGTGTTGGCTTGCCGCGTTTTTTCAGCACGATGTCGTAGCCCATCGCAAGTGCCACAGCAGCAATTTTGTCCAGCCGAGGTGCGGTAGTGCCGCCGCTTTTCCACTTGTACAGCGTTGTCCAGTGGCACTTGGCAGTATCTGCCAGCTCGCACAATCCAGCGTCGTTGTAGTCCCACAGCATGCCGATGATCTGCATAAACAGCTCATGCCTTGAGTCGCTGATTTCGATTACAACAGTTTGAGTTTTCATATGGAAGTCCCCTGATAAAATCCCGATTTGGGCAGGTAACGATGCGGCCTGCCAAGTTGCTTTTCCACCCGCCGGATCTCATCAGCAAGGCAACGTGTGGTGAAACCCACATAGCGCATCGTGTCGCCGATGTACTCGTGCTCCTTATGCTTATTGCGTTGCCTAAGCATGTGCAGGGCAAACTGTCGCGCGCCCATCCAGAACTGCAGTCGATTATGCATTGCCGGCCTCCCGTGCTTCTAGCACTTCATCCTCTAGTGCATGGATGTCGCTTTCGCTCAGGATGCCCAGCAGCTCCACAGGCCTGCCTTTGTTCTCCCGATCCAACACCACACGTTTGATGTCGATTTGTTCAGGGAATCCATGGGCCGTGGGCAGCGATTCGTAAACGATGTTTACTGCCACATGTATATACGTTTTGTACACGCTGAGGGTGCTCATGGATTGGCTCCGCGTTGCGCCTTGAGTTCTTCCTGTTGCACTTTCCACAGGGTCTTCTGGAACTCCAGTTCTGTCATCACGCGAACGACTTCGCCCAGACTCTTGCCGTTGTACTCAGCTAACTCTCTGAGCATGGCGTAGGTTGGGGCTTTGACCACAATAGTGATCCACGGCTCTTTGCGCCGTGAGGGGGACGTGGGTACTCGCCACTTCGAGTTCTTCTTTCGTTTCTCTGCTGCGGACGTTCTTTTCTTACCGTACGGCATATAAGTTCTCCTTTCTGGTCGTGCAAATCTAAGCACTGCACGTATCATATGATACGCACAAAAAAGAAGTCAACAGTTTTTGAAACTCTGCGTTATTTCGCAGAGCCCCAGCTCTTTCCAACCTCGACATCCACCACCGAAGGCACTCCCAGCTCAACCGCCGTGCGCATAATGCGCCCCACTTCCTCGGCCTCTTCCTGATTGTTGACGCTGACCACAATCTCATCGTGCAGCTGCAGCAGGATCGTGAAGCCCGCTTCGTGCAGCTTGACCATCGCCATCTTGGTCTGGTCGGCAGCAGAGCCTTGGATCAAGCGGTTTAAACCTTTGTACGTCATCGCCCGTTTAATACGCGGGCCGTACTCGATCACTGCCTGCTCATACGGCAGCGCTTTGTTCACGCCCCACGCCACCGGTTCAAACAGTGGGAAGCGGCATTTGCGCCCGAGCAGTGTGCGGATGGCGCCACCGGAGGAAGGGCTCTCTATCCGGCGCATCACGGCGTCCACTGTGCTGCGCAGAAATGGCACGTTCTCGTGAAACATGGAGATCAGCTCATCGGCCTCCTCAGAGCCCATGTCCAGCGACACAGCCAGCTTCTTCTTGCCCATGCCGTACATCAGCCCCAAGCCAATGGTCTTGGCCGCCTTACGCTTGATCCCTGCCATGTCAGCCACCATCTGGTGGAAGTCGGTTCGCGGGTCTTTAACGTACGCATCCTGCATCTTCTCACTGCCCGGCAGGTTCAACAGCGCCGCGTAATGAATCAGTAGCCGTGGTTCTTGGCTCGAGAAGTCACAGCTTGCCCACAGCTGACCCTCTTCCGGCAGGAAGAGGTTGCGCACCAAGGGTCCGATGATTTCGTGCCGTGCAGGCACCTGCTGCAGGTTTGGGTTGGCCATACTCAGCCTGCCGGTAACCGTGCCGCCGTCATCCGAGCGCAGCTGGTTGATGTGCGGGTGTATCCTGCCGTCCCCTGCGGACAGGTCAATGTAGGGCTGCAGGAACGTGCCGTAGGTCTTGTTCAGCTCCCGCGCTTCGATGATGTCCTTGGCAATGGGGTGCTCACAGCTTTCCAGAAAGGTCTTGGTAAAGCTCGGAGCGCCGGCCTCTGTCTTCGGGTAGGCAATCCCGAGATTATCAAAGCCGCGCGCGATACTGGCCGCTGCCCAAATGTCCACGGGAGTCTTTGCAGCGTCGCGGATCTTTTTCAGAAGCTCCTTCTCTCGCTTGTTCATATCATTGCGAAGGTCAATGGCCTTGCTGCGATCAAAGCGTACCCCACGCAAGGTAATGTCCACCAGCACCGGCAGCAGCCTTGTCTCCAGATCAAAGATGGACTCCACTTCCTCACGTCGCAGCAGCCCTTTAAAGCACTGCCACAGCTTCAGCGTAAGCTCTGCGTCGCCCTCAGCGTACTCTCCGACGAACATCGCCGGCAGTTTCCACAGCTCCTTCTTTGGATGCAACCCGAAGTCGCGCGCGGCGTCCTTCAGGCCCTGCTCACTCTTGACCTGCTTCAGGTAATCAAACCCCAGTGCGTTGAGACTGAAGGACATACGGTTCTCATCCAGACACGCAGCGGCGAGCATGGTGTCGTAGATAGTCCCGTTGACCGTGAACCCCGAAGCGCGCAGCCATCCCAAGTCATAGGCACCGTTGTGCATGACCTTGGGCGCAGGTAGCGCCAGCACCTTCTGTATCCACCTTTCCACCACCGCCTTGTCCAAGTTGCCACCGCCCTCATGCGCCACGGGATAGTAGCCTTCCCAGCCCTCCACCGCCACGGCGTAGCCGACAATGTAACCGTCCTTGGTAGGCCATCCCGGACCTTTTGTTTCCATGTTCTCGTCACGGGTTTCAAGGTCGATGGCGATTTCCGTTGCTGTGGACAGGTTAGGAAACGAGTCGGGGGGTATCCACTCGGAGGTGGGCGTAAAGAGTGGGGACTGCCTCATAGGCGAAAGCTCCGAAGTATGTTCTGTGGACGGACGATGTGAAGCCCATATCGGGCACGGGTGATACCCACGTACAGGATGCGGTTTATGTTGTCCGGGTTGTACGCGTACTC